AGATCCGAAATTCTTTTTTGCTCCGCACTCATGGCGGCTCTTTCATCGACCCCTTGTTGCCGCAAAATCGCAGTTTCAGCGTCAACGCCGGAGCGCATATCGGATATTCTTTGCCCTAACGACTTAGTGAGATCGGATCGCTCAGAAGCGGCTGCCGCCTCAGAGGTTGATAAATCTTCTTTCAGCAAGTCTCTTAGAGAATTTATTTCAGTTTGGCGGGCGGCGGCAGCAGCGTCATCTGCAACCTGCTGTTGATCCATAATTGTTTTGTATTGGCTTGCCAGCAAATCTTCAGTATTCGGACCCTGAACCGTTACTTTGTTCATCGCGTAAGGGTTTGGCGCTTCTCTTGGACCTCGAGCGTAAACCGGCTGATTCATCAAATAATCTTGAAGAGAGGCGTAGGGGGAGTCAGCGCTGCCATACTCGTCAATTGCTTGTTGCATGTTGTCTGATACAGCCATTAAATCACCATTTTTTACAAGACCAGTAACGCGGTGTCAGCTTATCCTTCGCCGTTGAGCACTTGTGGCGAGCGCGAAAACTGGCTCTTCGTTCTGGTATATTTTTTTTGATCGTCATGTTTGGGTCGCCGAAACGGACCAGCTTAATTTGATCGCCCTGACGAGCAAGAACCGCGAACTTTTTGCTGCCGCCAGAAGTTCTTTTTGGCTTGTTAAAGCCAGAGAACGACTCGCCACGATAAGTGACTCTGCCGCTCCCTGTTCTTTTAGCGTCTTTTGAAGAGGCCATTATCAATATGTCTTTAAGACTTCAAGAATAACGGTATAAGTGTCGCCACTGCCAGCGCCAATAGTTGTGAACTTTATGTCGCCAGTTTTTCCGCTTCCTGCGTCATTCGGAATTCCAGAAAAATCTGAATAATCGTGATATCCATTTGAATCTGGTGACAAACCAATGATAAGCGTATCGGAAGTAGCGTCATTTAGTAGCTCAACACCCATGCCGACACACTGCCACCAAATTTTGGCAACAGCGACTTCGGTGCAAGCGTCTCCCGAGCTATTTGCGGCCAGCGCGCTTACATCAACTTTTGTGACAGCAGACTCACCAGTACCGTCAGAGATATTGGTAAATTTTAAGACGGCCTTTCTCTGGCCGTCTTGTATCGTTTGGCTTGTAACTGCATCTGCCATGCCTTTCTCCTATTCTGTGGATTAAGCGTTAGCAAACGGGGTTGCGATAGTGCCAGAGCCAATCAACAATGAATCGTGAACCAGATAAGTTGCGGCATCAATTGCCGTAACTTTAACAACGCTTCCGACAATGCCACCTTTTGTAGAACCGTTCAAAGTAATTACATCGTTTGCTGCTGCGGGAACGAAAGCTTTTTTGGTGCCATCGTCAACGGCAACGATCACAGCGCCAACAAACTTGTCAGTGCCGTCAGTCAAGATATCAAGATCGGTTGCTGCGGTTTCCACATAAAAGAAAAACGAAGCGCCAATGTTGTTCGCCTGATCGGGAGCTGTCGGATCACTTGGAGTGGCTGAAGAAATAGAAGGCAAAGTAAATTTGCCATCAGCATCATTGAGCAAAATAATTTTTCCAGCGTGAGCTGCAACAGTTAGCGTTGTGTCCGCAGACACGCTAACGCTGCTATTAACGCCGGAAGTGATAAACCCAGCTAAAGATTTAACGGGTCCAGAAAAAGTAGTTTGAGCCATTATGTTCACCTCTTACGAAAGGATTCGCCCCACTGTCTTCGTAACGTCCGCTGAGCCGGTCGGTAGGGCTATTTTATCTCAGAAAGCTCACATTCTAGGCCAATATCAAGACAAAAAAAAGGGGCCAATCGGCCCCTTAATTTTAAGCTCCTTGAGAGCCGTAGATGCCTCTCCAATCGGACCAACCGAAACTATAACGCTCACGCGCTTTGTATCGGATGTTTCCGGTCGAAAAGTCAGGTTCCATCGATGTTTCCATGCTTGTGCGCTGGAACATCTTGAGACCTTCGCCTTGGTCTGTGACAGAAGTCAACAGGAAGAAAGCGTCTGGGTCGTTAAGATAGTGATTAACAGTGTAACCACCGGGCAGAACGCCAGTGCTTCTTATTGCGTTGAGATCGTTGTCAGCAGTACCTACTCGCTTGTCCGAATTCAAAATTCGATCAGCGACGAATACCAATTGCGGCGGAACAACAAGTTTGCTCGCCTGAACTGAGATAGTCAGTCCTCGGTCATCCGTAAAAGTAGATATGTCAATCAAAGCATCTTCGAGTGAAGTTTCATTGAGGTCAGCCATCGTAGTAGCTCTGTTAGCGGCAGTGCCGCCGCCAGCTAGAGGATGACCTGTGTTGATCAATGAAACACCATCACCGCCCGTGTAAGTCCCAGAGAAAGCGTTGTTCAGCACATCAGCGCCTTTAACTTCTTTCGTGTTACCCATCGAGCGAGCCAGTGCTTTCACATACCGCTTGCCGAGTGAGTCGTACAAGTTGTCTTCTACGGCCTCGTCGGTGAGTGCGAACGCTAAAGCGATTGTCTCGTGAGTGTAACGGGCTGAATAGCTTTCGGAAGCATTGTCAAAGACAACGCCTTGGCCTTCAGTTTTTGTAGGTGCTGAACCAAAACCAGTAATCAGAACCTCTTCTTCAAAAGCACGTTGACTATCTTCGATAGCATAAATGTCTTCGTACTCGCGGTCGTAGCTGTCATAGCTCATACCAAAGAGGCTGTTTAAACCCGGTTCTAATTCCTTGGCTAATTGCGCCCTTGAAATTGCCATTAGTCAGTCTCCTTATGCTAGACCAGCAGATTTAACACCGGCAATGTGGTTTTGTATTACCACAAGCACGTTGGTGTTAGCACTAGCTACGTCATCGTTTGCAGGATCTTGAGAGATGTCCAAGGCTTTCAAAGGCAAAGTTGTTGCCGTTGCGCCAGTGGTCACATCAAGTTCCACGTTTGATCGGCCAGAAGCTGTATCGCCAGTGGTAGATTGATCAACAATATCAAAATTGCCGAACAGGTCCGCTACTGGGAAAGCTGCATCCGCTTGAACTGAGAAAACGACCATAGGGTCGTCTACAACAAAAGCGATGATGTCTGATGCCGAAATTGAACCGGGGTAATAGTTTGAAAAAACTTGCTCACCGGAAGTTGGGTCAGTGTACATGCACCCATTAAAAACCCCGACTACGGGGACAGTGCTACTAGCTGCGGCTCGTTCGATACCACCTCCGGTTACCTGCTTAACAAGATCTCCTTGGAAGATCTTGCCGCTTAAACCTGAAGCTACACGATATCGACTTTGGCCACCAGAGTAGGGAGCACCGCCCATCATACGGACGGGTCGTAAACCAAAGGCTGCGTCTTTGTTAGCCATTGTTTTTCTCCTTTAGACTTATCGTCTGCCAAATGTTACTTGGGAGTCTCGCTGGGGGTCATACTTAACGTAACGTGAATCGCCACGGGTCTCGTTGAACATTGTGTTATCCAATGCGTCACGAGCCGCTTGGTTCTTATCATTATAATAAGCGTTTCGCTCTTCAATCGTTTCGTTAGGAATTTTCGCCAGCAATAGTCCTTCGTTGTAAATGACGCCAGCGTGTCTACCGGAATCCATTGTGGGAAGTTCCCACTCTGGAGGTAAGTCAGAACCTGTTACCAGTTCCCAACCTTCCCTGATCCTTCGACTAACGTTAGCCCTATCTTCCGCTCCCAACATGCTCTCTCGAATCCACCGGTAGGTGTATCCGGGAGGTGAGGGCGGAGTTTCAAGCTTTCGAACTGGTCGCCACGGTCTTCGTCGAGCCTGTTTATCGTGCGTCTCGGATTCACGCGAAGCGCGGGTTTTCGTTGTATTCGTCATTATCTTGCCTCCCTTTGTGCAATTTTTTGCTTTTCTGAAGCTACACGCTTTAACCAAGCTTCCTCAGTCATGTTGTGTGGCTTCAGACCACGGAGGCGTTGAAGTTCAGAATTTGTGAACTTAACACCACGCTTGTTGCTTCGTGATTGTTGCCGACCAGCAGGGCTGGCGGAAGCGACTCTTTGCACGTTGGGTCTTTCTTCCTTTTCACCGGCTTTTGGTTCCGTCCTGAGATCAGGATAGATCCGAAAAACTCTTGTATCCAACTCATTGTAATACTCTTCTGAGTCTGGTTCAAATCCTTCGTTCATAAGGTTGAAATGCGTAAAATAAGCAAACTGGGTTGCTTGCAAATTTTCTTCGTTCTCAGAGTCTCCGTACCACTGATTTTGATCGTGCCAAGACAAAGCTTCGTTTGTTGGCTTGATCTCTTCTTGCTGAACTTGCTGTTGTGGTTGCTGAGACGGGTAAGACTGATAATTCTCCTGCTGGGGCGCGGCAGCTTGCTGAACAGATTGAGATTGTCGAGATTTAGCCACCCTGAGCTTTTCTTTCTGAATCGCGATGTCATTTTTTAGGGTGTCAGCCTTGCTGATCAGGTCTGCATCTCCTGACTGAATAGCTTTTTTGTAAATGTCATCAATCTGGCTTTCTTTGCTAACCAGCGCTTCTTCTTCTTTTTGAAGAACGGTATTTTGCTGAACCACGGAATGTTGGCGGTAAGCGTTAAGCTCTTGATCTTTTTGCATCGCCAACTGCTCAAGATATTCGGCGCGATCTTCAGCTTGTTTGGTTTTTTGATTAAGCTTGTTTATCCGCTTAGAAACGGATTTTGTATAACGTTCAAGCTCATCGCCCTCGTTTGCCGAGCCTGCTTCTTGACCCTCTGGCGGATCTTCAACAATCTCGACGGAAATCTCTTCTTCGGCAGCTTGAGCTGCGTTTTCGTTTTCAATCATCTCCAGCTACTCACTATGTCTTCTGGGTTTAAAATCGTTCCGATAACTTCGTCATCATTGATGATGCGAACCTCATCCCCCTCGTCCAGCTTGAACCGAGCGCCTGCGTATCGGCCTATCAAGGCCCAATCGCCTTCCTCGCACCAAGCAGTCTTTCCAAACTTGTCTACGTCCGAATAGCAGAGCGGACCTTTTTTGACAACGTAAGCGACAACCGTAGCCAGCGATTCGCGGTCAATGGTGTCTTTCGTTAAATGAATGCCGCCCTTGCTTGTCCTTTTGCCGACATACGGAATGACAAGCATCCGCCAACCAGACGGACTAGGCATGCGATCTAGTACGCTTTTGTCCAACAAAGACGGATCTAAAACAAGATCATCTTTTTGAACGAAAGCCGATTCAATCGACGTTTTTTTCACTAGCGCTCTCCTTTTGCGTAAAAATCTTGGATTTGTTGTTCCACCAAGTTTAACGCAGTTAGCTCTCCCTGCAAAGATTTATAATGAAGCATATCTTTGAGCAAACCTTCGCACATTGTTTCAACTATCAAACCTTTGCGGTCGGAGATTAATCGCTTCAGGGAAGAGGCTAGATCAATGTCGTCCCTCATACGCGCTCGTAATAGTCTAAACCGCGAGTCGCTGCGCCTGTACCGCGAGTACGCATCTTCTTAACTTTTACCTTGAGCTGTCCTTTCGAGACAGATCCGCCGTCTTTCATGCCTTTTGCTGTTTTCATGGCAACAGCGACAGCTTGCTTTTTGGGCTTACCTTCTTTTCTTAACATGCTTATATTCCTGCTTATGGTTTTTTGACTACTCCCCTTCTTCAGCGGCATCGTCTTTCTCCTCAATGATTTCTTTTTTCTTAGAAAAAACTTTCGCCTTAAATTTTGGCTTAGGCTTCTCTGCAACGGTTTCCGAAACGGCAGCTTTTGGCGCTTCAATAGAAACCGTGGCCTTGGCTGGCGATGGAATACCTTTCGATATCCGCTCAGCCTTTGCTTTTATTCTTTCGTTGTTTGCCTCTTCGCGCAACTTTTTTTCGGCT